CACGCATAATTAATTGACCATCTCCACCTAAACCTTGTTCTGAAATATCATAATCTCCTGATTCTATAAAAGCTGCAATTAATGTTTTAACACCTGTTGCAGATACTTCATTAACCCCCGTTTCATGCTCCCAATATTTAGTTGCTCCATTTAAATTACTTACACCATTAATAGTTGGAAATGTTGGAGTGTTAGTTGAATAAAATTCTGTTGCATAAGGTAAATCAAAAGACTCTGCATCTACATAAGTTGTTCTTGCTAACGATCCTGTCGTCCAAGTGTTTTCAAGATAATTATAAACTACGTTTCTATCAACCTGTGTTGATCCTGCTTTTGCATAATTCCAACCTACTTCATTATATAAAGAGTTGTGATAGCCATATGTTATTTGACTTGCATCAAAATTAAACCCTAAATTGTCTCCAGAATTTGTAAATACAAAGTCTTCAACAAGTGATGGTAATTGTTTTACTGTTCCATCATAGACAAAGAATCCACCACCAAATCCAATCCAAAACACGGCACCCTGTGCATAAACCATAGCATGTTGACCAACGCATCCGCAGTTCGTTCCAACTTGTCTTACAGAGAATGTAAATGGAGGACCAACAAATTGAATAACATAAGCTGCAACATCTGTGAGTACAAAAATATAATCTTTACCTTGTATGGCTCCGATAATCTCGTTACCCGTATCTAGTCTAAATGTTCCTGCAGTGTTAGTTACTGTTGGTGAATAAGTATTAATGTCTTCTTGATTTGAAAATCTTATAAACATTGGATCTTGTGTTGATGGAGTTCCAATCGTTGTCTCTGTTCCCATTAAAAATAAATGTCTATCTCTATCTGAAACAATACTCATAACAGAGGCCGTTGGTGCACCAGATACAATAGTTGCTCTTGTTGATGTGGCTCCAGGAGTTGCAGGGTTCCAAGTAAACGTTGCTCCATTCTTAATTGTTGCAACTAGAATCTGTCCAAAATTATCGAGTGACCAGGATCCTGGTGCAAGTGTTACACCCGCAGTATTTGATTCTTCTCCCCAATCAACCCAAGATGTTGCATCAGTTACTACGTCTCCACTTAAATGATTTGCAGCAGTAGATCCGTTTGCACCTCTACCAGCCCCTGTAAAAGTAGTTGAAGTTTTACCTGAATAAGTAATTAATTCTGTATTAATATCTATTCTAGTTTGTGGATTTGCAGCAGCTGTTGGAAAAGCAGCCGTGCTAGCTACAGTAACTGTTGTTGTAGTATTATTAAGATTACCATTTAATGTAGTTGTAACTGAAGTTGGAATAGTTCCACCCCAATATCCGGTACCATAACCATAAGCAGGTGTTTGAAAATTAGGTCCGATAATAACATAAGGAGTTGTAGTAATAGTCCCTCCAGCCGTTACACCGGTGCCTGTTTCAGCAGTTGCCATAGTAACTGTAAAGGTTCCTGATGTTGGAACTGTTTTAACTTCAAAAGTATTTGTTGTAAAATCTGCAGAGGTATATCCCGTTGTAGGTGAACCTGGAGTTGTGACAGATGTAAATATAATATAATCACCCACCTCTAAACCATGACCTGCTTTATTAATAGTAACCGTTGTTGAACTTGTTGTAGATGTATAGGTGCATGAAGTTAAAGCCGTGCCAAGAGGTGTAATATCAAAAAAAGAACCCTGATAATAAATAACTAATAATTTAGAAGTACCAATAGCTGCATATTTTTTACCATCTAAAGCAGTCCAAGTAAGCTGGTCGCGCGCGACGCCCGCGAGGGTTTTATTAACTAATTCTTGCCAACCACCTATTTTCTGTGGTTCTCCATACCTAAATCTAACATTATCACCATCAATCCATTGCCCTTCGGCTCCGGTTGCAGTTTGTTGTTTATTAAATCCAGGTTTAAATTGTATCTTCTGTAAAGGCATAAATAACCTTTATATACATATATATTAATAAATACACTACTTTTTTGGCAGTAATCTCCTGTTTATTAAATTCAGTAAAACTTGATTATTTTAACAGTTTTAATTCCCAATTTTTAGTAATTACTACTGGATATATTTCATCTGTTGTTCCGTTTGGAAATTTTAATAAAGGTAAAGACATATATTTTTGATCTTTATTTGGAATATAATTACAATTATCTGGAATATTTACTTTATATTTTTTTAAACTCCATTCTACAGACGGATGACACAACCAATATATTTTTCTATAACAAAACCAACTTAAGGTACAATTTTTATTAACATGGCTCTTTAAAACTTTATAAAAAAAATCATAAACTCTTATATCTTCAACATCAGGGTATTCTTTAAGAGGAGCATCATCAAAAAAAATAGAATCAAATTTATTTAATGTTTTTAATTTATCTTGCCATAATCCTTCTACAATGTTTACTTTATTTTTTTGTTTTTTAGACCATTGTTTAAGTTTTTTTAAAACATTTTTATCAGATTCTATAATTGTATGTGATTTAATTTTATATTTTTGTATTTCTGTTGCAGAATAACCTAATCCAAATCCTATTTCTAATACATCACCTTTTGGATTTAAATTTTTTATTAAAGCTTTCATGTATGGTTTTTCCCATTCCATCATTACTTGAAAATTATTATTTTTTGTATCAATAAGAATATCTTTATTTTTTATATCTTTAGTAAAGATATTTTTTTGATTCATTTTAAATTATTTATTATTTTTTAAACCAGCTAGGAAGACCTAGATGTTTTCTTTTATCAAAGATGTTGTCTTTTGCACCTTTAGTTGCAGCATTATTGTAATGTAAAAATACTTGGCCACAATCTTGACCATCAAATGCTTCTCGCCAATGTTCTAATAAATTACCTCTATAAACTAACATATCACCAGGTTTTAAATTAACTTTAACACCTTTTGTGTTATCAGAAATATAACCTTTACCTTCTACAAGTCCTCCCATTTTAGGATTTGGTTCAATATAGATTGGCCATGAATCTCCACCTAGATTTAATGTTGTAGATATTTCACAACTGAATCTATCTTTATGTCTGTGTAATATATCTCCTTTTTTATAAATTCTTGCATATGAATAAGTTGGAATTAATTTTATTCCTGTTTGTTTTTCCATAATAGGTTGAACTAACAACAATAAAGTTTCCATAGCTATATCTGAATAATGAGAATAAGTATTAGGAACTTGGTCATCATTCCAAACACCAAACTCTGTAGTGAATGGAGATATATACCTTTCATCAAACATTGTTCTTGCAACTTGTCTTTTCATTAAAAAGTAATTATAAACAAAATTTGCAATTTTTGGATCTATTGCTTTTTCAATTACAATAAATTTATCTTTTTTAAAATTATATTTATACATTATATGTTTATCGTTATCATTTCTTTTGGGACCGCTTGTATGTTAAAATGAATAAATCTAAATGGTTCTTTACCATGATCCACCGCAAACTCATGTTCCATATAACCTGGAAAAAATAAAAGCACTCCAGGTTTGACTTTAAAATGTATGACTTCTGTTCCATAAGAAATTTCGTCTAGCTTTTTAAGATTTAGTTTAGTACAACGAGCACCTGTTCTAGGTTCATGAAATATTGGAAAAGAAGTATTTTCACTTGCTTTAAGAAAATAAAACCCACTTACATGTTGATTCCAGTGAATATGAGCAGAATGATGACCTCCACCATTTTTAGAAAACTCTTGTACCCAACTTTGTGAAATAAAAGTTGTATATTGTTGCATATCAAATCCTTGCCAATCTAAAAAATCTATAGATTTTTGCATAACATAATTATGAAAATCTTTAAATTTAGTATCATTAATTAATGTGTTTGAATGATAAGAAGTTCCAAAATCATTTGTTTTTTTAATTTCTGCTTTTTTTAATTCTTTAGCCTCTTTAATGTATTTATCTGTTTCTTTGTTAAGTAATTTTAAAAAATCTAATTTTTCTTCAAACCAAAAAGGTGTTTTAAAATATTCTTCTTTAAACATATTATTTATATGGATATCCTAAATTCCAAACAACTAAAGAATATCTTGTTCCTTTCGTAACGGGTTGGACTCTATGCCACACAAAAGAAGGAAATACAACTATAGAGCCTTTAGGAAGTATTTCTTTTACGGTCAACACATGTTTATCTTCATCACGCATGTGTGGATCATAATTTCTACAATCAAACTGTAATTCGCCACCTGTATATTCTGAACCATCGGTCAACTGACAAGTCATAGATAATTTTCTAATTTTACCATGACTATTTGGATCTTCTGGTTTATCATAAACTTTGTCCCAAGAATCACAATGCCAATCATAATATTGATTTAATTTATATTTTGTAAATTGACAAGACTCTGAAAAATCCCAATTAAAATTCCAACCTGCTAATTTATTTGCTTCATGTATATATGGTTGTATTTCTTTATAAATCCAAGTATCATTTAACCAAACTATATTAGAATTTCTTTTCTTTTTTAAATCTACAATCTCTTCTTCTTTTAATGGTTTTTCTTTTAAATTTCTATCTCTTCCATATCCACCTGTAATTGCTAAATCTTCTTGATGTTGTAGTCCATATTTAATAACTTCATCACAAAATTTTGGACTTAAAGCTGATTTAAAATACCAGTAATAATTAGATAAATTCATAAGTAGAGGTTAATATAAAATTTAATTGTTCTGATGTATTAGAAGTTATATGATATCTTTGTGTAGAAGGAAACATTACAAAATCATTGTCATTTAAATTTATTTCCCAACTTCTTCCTTTTCTTCTATTGTCATCATACTCTATAAATACTTTACAAGAATCTTTTCCAACATTTACTCCATATAACATTACATAATCTGGAGAATTTCTTAAATCTACAGGATCAACTTGTAGTAATGAATTTGAATATTTTCCTGGACTATAAATATCACCGATTGTTTTTTTAAGAACTAATGAAAAATTATAATTTAATCTAATATGCTCACATAAATATGTATTTAACATATCCCAAGATCTTGAAAATGGAAATTCTTTATTATGTATAATAGATAGTAAAATATTTACACTTAATTCTTCTCTATCTATTTCAAAATTTTCAGGCATTTTTATTTGCCCAAAATATAATCCTATTTCTGATAATACTTTCTTTTGCATATATCTAAAAATAGATATATTAAAATTTTATATTAATGTAAAGGGAGATTAATAAACTTTATAATCAACTAAATTCCAAGACTGATTTTCTTCGTTCCAAATATATGCCCATGTATTGGTATTCGCTGTATTTTGAGAAATTTGTTCTTCAGTTAATGAAGGTGCATCACCAATTGGTGATTTCCAAGACGCTGTTGAGATATCTTTTATCCATGAATTATATGGTTTTTTAGGCCAAAAAATTTTATTTTCTTCATCCCAAGTATAACCAATACATGCATAATTTCCTCTAAATGGTATTCCACCATTTTTATGTTTTCCACGCCATGTATTATATGATGTTTGAATCCACATATGAGCAGGCCAATTATTATGTTTTTCTAAATATTGTTGACCTACTAATTCATCTTCAAGATTAGAAGCATTTAACATATCACTATTGTTTAATGTTAATATCATTAAAACTCTTTTATCTTCCCCTATTTTTGCAAAATGTGCCATAATTATTTAAATTTATATCGTATAACCACAATACCAGATCCTCCACCACCAATACCGTACCCTGATCCACCTCCACCAGTATTAACTGTTCCATTATTTCTTGCAGATGCACCACCTCCTGCTCCTCCTGTTCCTCCTCCTGGACAAGTTGTTCCAGCACCACCTCCTGCAAACCATCTTCCAGGAGCTGGTCCTGGTGTTCCGTATGATGGAGCTGTTGGTCCAAAAAATGTTGTAGCTATTGGAGAACCATTTCCTCCATTACCACCTGGTTGATTTCCACCTGGTGCACTTGCTCCACCTCCTCCTGCTCCATTAAAAGGACTAAGTTGCTGAGCTGGGCTGTCTCCTCCAGGATTACCTTGAGGTGGACTTACTGGAGGTGTGTTACCTGTTCCACCTGGTGATGGTCCAAAATATCCTGCTCCACCACCTGAACCACCTGAGGAAGCTTGTTGATTTCTGTGAGATCCACCACCACCACCTGTACTTGTTATAGTTGAAAATATTGAAGGACCACCATTAGGAAATGGAGAACAACTAGGTCCAGGACCACCACCTCCTCCAACTGTAATTGGATAAGATGTTGCTGTTACTGGTAAACCTGCTGTTGTTGGACTTGGATAATTTTGACGATAACCTCCAGCACCTGCACCACCTACGTTTCCTCCACCTCCTCCTGCTACTACTAAATATTCTACTGAATTAGATCCTGTAGGTTTTCCTGCGTTTGTAACTACAAAAGATCCAGGACCTGTAAATACGTGAGTTTTAAAATCTCCACATGTTAATATTGTTCCCCCTGTTGCTGAAATAAAAGGGTTTGCTCCTGCTGTGAATCCAAATCCTTTTGCTGAAGCTGCTCCGCGTGTTGAGTTTAAAGGCATTCTTTCTTATCCTCCTACTTAAATTGTGTTTGTGATGCTAAAACTGTGTATGTTGATGCTGCTGTTTTAAGAGCTGTGTAAGTGTAGACATCATTAGATGAAGCATTTCCAGTTGTTGGAGCCGAGCCACCTTGATAAACAACTGTAACGTTTGTTGTTGTTCCATCAACCTGTACTACGTCGTTATAAAATGTTGTGTTGCCTTGTTTTGTGATTAACGCAACAGTTACAGATTCACCTGTATTTAAAACTGCATTTAATGCATTAGATCCATCACCTCTTAAATTAACTGTAAAGTTTGCACCTAAGTCAACGTTTTGAAAATAAACAGCTTGTGTAAGCACATCATATGTAAATGATGTTATGAAAGTTGTAGATATTGTTGCACCTTCAAATACTCCAAATATTTTAGTTTCACCATTATTTGTAATTCTTCCAGTTCCTTTTGGTGTTAAAGTTATACCAACATTAGTATCACCACCCGTTGCTGAAATAGCTGGAGCGTTTCCTGTTGCCGCGTTTGTAACGGATATTTCATTTACTGCAGATGCTGTGGTTGCAAATTTAATTTGCTCATTACCATTTTCATCACCAATAAAATTACCACTATCAATTAAAATATTTTTTGCATTAGTATCTAAATTTGCAGCTAATTGTGGAGCAGCGTCATTTGATAATTTTCCAATGTTAGAATCTACAACATCAGTTCCATTTAAATATAAAAGTTTTGTTCCTTTATCTGTTGCAGAGAAAGTAACTCCTGTTTGACCTGCAACTTTTACTGTTACAGTAAAAGCACCTGATGTACTATTTTTAACTACATAAACTTTTTCATCTGGTCCTGTTGCATCTGAAGGAATAGTAACATCTACGTTTCCTGTAATAGTTCCTGAAAGTTCTAATACTGCATTTTTACCATTTGAAAGAGCACCATTAGTATATGTTAATGTAACTCCTGTTGTTGCATTTAATGCAACTGATTCATAACCAGCAATTGCTTGTTGAAGAATAACTAAGTTTGTATTTGTAATATCACCCCATGTACCGGCGTTTTCGCCTGTAACTTGAATTTCTAGTTTAAGGTCTGTTGAATAACTTGATGCCATATTAATTCCTTATGTTTATTTTATTAAATTTATGCGGCTGTGTCAATCTCTGTCCAAGTAACAACAGTTCCGGTGTTAATTTTAGTCCAGCTTTGAACACTAGCGCTATTTTGAGATATAGTCAATATATTTCCTGTGGCTTCTACTACAACCTCAGCACCAGCAAAAACAACGCCTAAATCTAA